TGCTCAGTTGGTAGGTATCTTGCATACTTCATATGTACAGTAATTTCTGATAAAATTTGTTGGCTTATATCCAATGTTAGTCTCCGTCTGTTGATGTTTTTACATTCTTAGCACTTTCATAACCATCTCTAAAAAATCCTTTACCAAAGCTAATTCCTACGTTTTCTATTTTACGCCTCATATCCGCACCACAATTAGAGCAATATACCTTTTCTCTAGGGTTATACTTTTTGATACTCATTGTTTTGGTCAAGTGAAAAGTACAACCATCACAAACCCAACTATATTGTGGCATCAAATACTCCTTTTTCCACTTTTTTCTACACGATGTATAAATTCTGTTTCACCATTATCATAAGCCAACAATACTTCATATTCAACTTCTTCATTAGTCATTACAGATTCGTTGGAAATCATTTCATTAGCTATTCTAATTACATCATCTCTCTTTGTCTTGTGTCTATTAGCCGAATATACATGCGTTATTTGTGTATCTTGATGACCCCACCTGCGTGTTTTAGTTATAGTAAACCTTTCCATATTTTACCTACACTTCCTCTTTAAAAGAACGATAAAGCGATCTCATCTTATCGCCACCATTCAGCATATTATTAACCTTATCACCAACTGAAAAGCCAGCCGATTGATCGTCATTCAAATCAATAAAGCTACGAGCAGGGTCCATGTCAATATTAAAATTAATATTCGCTTGACCCATGCGATTCTTACCAATGTGAAATTTCCTCTGCGAAAAAGTACCAAAGAAATCTACAACCATTGCCTTATTGATTGCTTCACCAACTTTATCAATAGTGATAACGTCATCGTTAAATCCTTCACGGTTGCTTTGAGTAGCTGTCCAAATCGGCAACTTCATCTCCATAGACAACGCACGAAGATCTTCAAAAATACTTTCTAACTCAAATCGCTTCTGATCATATCCGCGGCGACTTCTCATCAAATCACCGTAGTCAATAATAATAAGGTCAGGCTCAAAACCATTGGACAACAATCTGCCAGTATGAAACTTAACAGTATTGATAGTAGCAACCTTTGGCGGATACTCCTTAATAAACAATTGACCACCGTCAAAACGAGCCAACTGAGCCTCACCTTCTACCATACGACTACGCAATTCTTTTGTGGGAATACCCGTAATACGACTATCATAACGATTACCTACATGAGTTTCGCTCAACTCAAATGTATAATGAATAACATTCTTACCAGCAGCTAATGCACCATATCCAAGATTAACCAAGAAAAATGATTTACCACCACCAGTAGGTGCCATCACCACACCCAACTCACCATTCGCTAAACCACCATCTAAAACTTCGTTAGCGTCCAACAATGGAAACCCTGTTGGAATACATTCACGACTATGAACCTGTTGTCGAGACTTAAATGAATCAAAATAATCGTGACCCATATCTTGTTCAGTACTAATCTTTAAACTATCCTCAATAGTTTTCTGAATCTCTTCAAACTTACCTTCTTTCAACAACTCTACTGAATGCAGAATCGCACCCTTCATAGATTGATTTTTGCAAAACTCTAAAGACTTATCCTTTGCATACTCAATCTCTTGCTTATTAACTTCTGTTTCAATATCCAACAAAACATTAATAGTAGATTCTTTTAGCTCCCCTTCCGGATATTGTGAAATTTCTGTTTTCAACATATCATAAGTAGGGGCATTATTATACTTATTAAACAGCTTTCTTATCTCTAACCAAATTGTCTTATGGGCTTCTGATGTAAAATACTCTTCCTTTAATATCTCAAAACTCTTTTCAAAAAAATCTCTATCTATAATAGCTCCTTGCAATACGCAGTTTTGAAAATTATTTCCAAAAGACTTAAAAGAATCAACATCTGTGTACGCCATTTTATCTTTCTCCTACAGAGTTATCGGTTCGCGAGAAACCGACATGAACGATGAAATCCAATTATCAATATTGGATGGTGCAATATTTTCGTCCATCAACTTAAGACGAAGTTGGTAAGAATTAAACTTCAACTCTTTATTTTCGTAACTTTTTTCCAATGCCTGAATAGATTGTATGTTAACATCTATGTCTAACAATTGAACTATCTCATAATTTCTTTTGAGCAAGTCAGCGTTATCAACATATTTCTCATACTTAATATTTTTTTGTTGACCTGCGTATTCTAAAAGGTTAGTCACATCAGCATTTTCCTTCTCATAAAACAATGGAAAATCACGCTTTAAACTCTTCTCTCCCACGCCATTGATGCCACTTATGTTATCACTCTTATCACCGACAACAGCCTTTAGAAGAGCATAATTAGGTGGAAAAACACCCTCTTTTTCCATCATCCAATCAATGTCTATCAACTCGCCTTTTGGATTCTCTTTGGTTTTCACAGGGCGAAAGATAGCCGTCCTCTCATCAACCAATTGAAAAAAATCTCTATCGGTTGATACTATAATCTTTGCATCATTTTTAAAAAAGTTTCTACAAGAATAAGCAATTTGGTCGTCTGCTTCCAAATATTGGACGGCTGGTTGATAGACAGGTAACTCGTCTAAACACTCTTTGAGTAAATGCAGCTGTCTCGCAAAAGATTCTTTTTCATCTTCTTGCGAATATTCAAAATGCCTATTTAGTCCTCTAAACTTTCTACCTTCTTTGTACTCTTTGAGCGTTTTTCTACGGCGCTCTGAAGAGCCTTTACCTTCCCAAACTACCGAAACAACATCGGGGCCATGCTTTTTTATTTGCGATTGTAGGCTGTTTAATGTGCCATAGACACCACCTACGTGTTCGCCATCATCATTTGTCAATCTTACTGCTGAAAAATTCCTCACAAACATATTCATCAAATCAATCAACAAAACCTTTTTCATTTATTTTTTACCCTTTTTTAAGTGCCATATCATTCTTCTTCGCCTCTTACACATAAGGTTTCTCCTACCACATTATCATGTTAGTTATAAGCCTTTTTGTAATCAACCTATATAATATAACTCCATCTCTCCAATTTGTCAAGTCTTTTCTTTGCTGCTTTAAAGCGCTTAGTTTGTGACCACCGGTAAACCAAATCCAAACCTCTATGAACTCCCAAAACCAAATCCTAAGTGTGATTAACAAAATAAAAACCTTTTATCAGTGACACATCATCTTCTTGTGTAGCCTCCATCTTTCTATCTCCTAGTGGGTGTTGGTGCTTTTCTATTTCTTGAACTAATGCGCTTTTCCCAAACTTGCTGCGCTTTTTTTACATCCCTACTGGACGGCGTGTTTTTAACTTCAACCTTGATAACTTGTTGCGGCGGCGTTTGGGATACGGACGTTTGCGGAACGTCATGTACGTAACGATGATCAAAGGAATTATAACTATTATAATAGTGAGGATCACGCCTATAATCATAATATTCATTCCAGTATACGTAAGGCTGATAGGATCTTCGTACATAATGCCTGCTAACCATTGGGTGAGATTCATTATTTTTGCCCTGCTCTTTTATATTGTGAATATCTACTTTAGGTTTAGGACTTATTTTAAGAGGATCACTTAAGAGTGTATAGCAACCATTTAAAACAAAAACCAAAGAAAATAATGTTAAATAAAATTTAAAATTCCGATACATAATTTAACCTTCTTAATGAAGCATTATTATATTTGTATGGCTTAACGCCAGGCGTTTCTAAAATATCAATACGATTTATCCATCTCTCGGCCATCGTATCACGGACTTGATAAACTCCAGACTTCTTACCAGCATCCACCCAAACATAATCACCATATCTAAGAAAGCCGCCATAACGTACAAGCATATTCCGTGAAACCGCCACATATTTATATTCACTTGCCTTACTTATTTTAATTACAGTACCATCCGCTGTAATGTTTGGAGTATCATCTGTTTGGTCGGGCACAGGGTGATACATTGTTACAACTACTTCATGCTTATTACTCTCGTATTCTTCTATCTTTCTCTCTTTAGCAGCAAGTTTTTCTGCTAATTGTAAACCTTCTATAGTAGTATCTTTTATTAGTGAATCAGCTATTGTAACCATTCTCTCCATCAACAAATTTTCTTCAGTAAGAGTATCTATCTCTTTTTTCTTCTCCACCCCCT